AGGAGACACCACACTAAATGGTGCTTCCTTCTCTTCTTTTCTTTTTATCTCAAAGCCAAAAAGCTGCATGATATAAACCTCTTAATTTATCTGATTAAAGTGGGAAAGTACCGATTGGAGTATCAATCGAAACGTTGATTCCAAATCCGCTTTGCGCACCAGTATCAGATGTGAAGTAGTTGTATGTAAATTCTACATCAAACTGTTCAATTGCATTTTGTTGTTCGTAATCAAGAGCAATGGCAGAAATATTAGTTGGCATAGCATCATAGAACTTATAAGTCTTGATGGTTGCACCATTTCTGTCTAGTTGCTCAACAGTCAAGTCTACTTGATAGTCAGTAGGATTCGTACGTCCTTCAGTAGCATCATAGTTTTGAATACCAGATTGCCACTGTTCAAGTGCGTTACGAATACCGAATGAAGTATCGTTATAAACTGTAACAGTCCATGGTTGGAAAGTACGTTCGCCAGCAAAGTTAACAGGTCGTCCACGATAAAGAACTGGAATGTTCTCAATTGTAGAAGCAGGCAACTGTGCTGCCTTACACAAAAATTGACCACGAGTACCAGCAATTGCACCCAACGTTACGTAGTTGGGAAACGTTAGCCCGACACGAAACTGATTGGGACGAGCACCGCCACCAAGCATTTGTGCCTTAAAGTCAGCAATATTTGCCATTTCTTATCTCCTTTAGTTCTTTCTTATTTATTACCTAATTATGCACCGATTTCGCTGAAGTTAATTCCAGAGCGAGCAGCCACAAAGTTCAGAGTAATAAAGTTGATAGAACGAGATGGTTTAATGAAGATATCGGCAACAAACTCGTTACGGTCAATTACTTCACCTGTATTATTCGATTCATCACACTTGACTACAAAGTCTGTAATACCACGACGACCTTGAACATCACGTAGGAATGGTTCTACCAAGTTCTTAAACTGAGCACGAGTAAACGAGTCGTTAAACTCGAACAACTGGAACTTAGAAGCAGTTGCAACTGCTTTTTCAAGAACGATAAACAATCTACGAACATTGATTCGATCAAACGCACTTGGTTTAGCCAACAAGGTTTTATCACCAAAGAGGACAGTTCCCTCTCCTGGGAATGAAACCACAGGGTTAACACCATTTTTGTAGAGTGTATCACGTTGTGTTTTATTAGGATTAACAGCAAGTCTTACAACACTCTTAATCTGTCCACGAGACATACCAGCAGGTGAGAACCATGCGTCATTAGTAAAGTCTGTACGAGCAGATAGTCCTGCAATATCAGCATTCAATGGAATGTAACGATACTTGTCGTTATAACGATCGTATTGATATTTCGCTCCAGTATCCATCACAGCGTAAGAGCTAGATGGAAGAGCATTACGATACGTATTGATAGCAGTAATCTGAGTAGAAGTATTACCAATAATTGGATCAGCAGTAGAAGTATCTTCTGGAGAAACAAACACTACACAGTCAAGACGTACTTCAGCAATATTCTGAATCAAGTGAGTCGCTACAGTAGTAGTTGCTTTACCAGCAATAATTAGACTAACGTCATACTGCTCAGCATCGTTAAACAAATCGAAAGCAGCAGTTTTTTCGCCATCAGTTAGTGCATAATCATCAGTACCACCAGAAAGTGACCATGTGATTTCACTACTAGTTAAGTCTGCAAAGTCAATATTTTGAGCAGCAGTAGAACCGATAGTTCCGATAGTTTTACCAGAACCAGCAACAGCACCACCAGATTTAGTATTATCTACTGAAGACGGATGATCCATCCAGTAAATATATTCTGAACGAGAGTTAATTGCTTCTTTATAATAGTTGTTTGTTCCATCAGAACGTTTTGCATTTGATGCTTTTGAAACGAAAGCAATTTTTTCAAGAACTGAACCTTCAGTTCCAGTAAATATACCGTCTTCGTCAATAACAATAATATGCATTTCATCGTTGGTTGCAGAAACTCCAGCAGCGAACGTAGAAGTTCCAGGAGCACCGTCAAATTCTGCAGCGTATGCCCAACCAGTATAAGTTTGAGAGTCAGCAATTGCTATTTTAATAGAGTTACCCATAGTTCCTGGATAACGTGCAGCAAATTCACCAAACTCACCTAAGCCAGTGGCATAGTTAAGAAGATAGTCTTCGCCATTTTTAATTTTTACTCCAGTGGTACCAATTGTAGCAGCAGCAACAGCATTAGTTCCAGAAGGAGGAGCAGCAATAGTAACCGTAGGTGCAGAAGTGTAACCAGTTCCAGAAAGATCTATTGAAATTCCAGTAATACTAGAATCACCAATAGTAACAGAACCAGCAGACGCACCAGTACCATCACCAGTAATAGTAACAGTTGGTGCAGCTTTAAATCCGCCACCACCATCACTCATTGTTATACCAGTGATTTCTCCAGCAACGATAGATGCAGTAGCAGTCGCACCAGTACCTGTATCGCCAGCAGCAGGAGTGATTGTTACTGTTGCAGAAGTGTATCCAGATCCAGCAGCAGCAACTGCGATCGCAGTAATTTCACCACCAGAAAGAGTAGCAGTAGCAGTAGCATTATCGCCACCGTCTTCATCTGGAGCAGAAATTGTTACTGCAGGCGCAGCAGCAGTAGAATCATATCCACTACCAGCATTAGAAACTGCAATTGCAGTCACCCCACCAGATGGAGTTGCTACAGCATTTAAATGTCCTGCGTCAGCACGAACTAGCAATAGATTATTAGTATATGACAGGAAGTTCGCAGCTGAGTAGAATGAAGCGAAGTTGTTATCGTTTGGTTTACCAAAACGACGAACAAGTTCATTTTCAGACGATACTGTATTTGGTTCCATTGCTGGACCCCATGCAAAAGCACCTGCATGAGCACCGATTGAGGTTGCTACAGCAGGAACAATTGAAGTAAAGTCTTTTTCTACGACTGCAACGCCTGGAGATAGTTGAAACGGCATTGTTGTTCTCCTTGTTTAATTAGTTTTACCTAGACAGCTATTCATTGTCTACATTTTATTTAGTTTTTTAACGTTTTTACATTAAAAATCCAACGGTGCAGGTTCTTCCCCACTACCGTCGTCATAGAACCCAAATGGTGTTAATTCACTCTCGATGGCTGCCATTTGTTTTTCATACATAATCTGTCGTAGATTTATATTATTTAGTTCTTTGAAATAAGGCATTGTTGTTAGCCACCCAAACAACACCAGAGGCATAACTAAGTCATCATGATAACCCTCATCTGCAGCATAAGA